AAAGCTTTTCCCGGTGCAAAGTTTCGTGAATCAAAATCTACGTGGCACTTCCCATCAGGCGCAACAATTTGGTTTACCTACCTTGACAAAGACAAAGACGTTACCCGTTTTCAAGGTCAAGCCTTCAACTGGATTGGTATCGACGAAATAACCCAATACCCCACGCCCTACGTGTGGGATTATTTGCGATCAAGACTTCGTGCAACAGACCCAGAGCTACAGAAACACCTGTACATGCGTTGCACAGCCAACCCCGGCGGTGTCGGAGGGTGGTGGGTAAAAAAGACCTACATTGACGATATCGAACCCAACAAAAAGTTCCCCGCATTCGATATAGATACTGAAAAACCTTTTGTGTGGCCTAATGGTCACGAAAAAGCAGGTCAACCGTTGTTCTTTCGCAAATTTGTTCCCGCACGGTTAACCGACAATCCCTTCCTTATGGCAGACGGTCAATACGAGGCCATGTTAAGGTCGCTCCCAGAAGTTGAACGAAAGAGGCTTCTTGACGGGGATTGGGATGTGGCAGAGGGAGCAGCCTTCCCAGAATTTTCACGCAGTAAGCATGTTGTTGAACCATTTGAGCTTCCAACAAACTGGCCTCGCATACGAGCAGCAGACTACGGATATGCCAGTCCCTCCTGTGTGCTATGGGGTGCTATTGATTGGGACAACAATATTTGGATATATCGTGAGCTGTACGTAAAGCACTTGACAGCGGAACAACTTGCTGATAAAATAATGGAAGTGGAGCAGCTCGACCCTTTACCCCACTACACTGTACTTGATTCCTCGTGTTGGAACAAGACAGGGTTTGGTCCGTCAATTGCAGAAACAATGATGAGGTCAGGTGTACGATGGACACCCTCTGATCGTAACAGACTACAAGGTAAGATGGAAATACACCGTCGCCTTGCAAACGATCCGTATACAAACGAGCCTCGTTTACGAATTTTTTCTAAATGCCAAAATATTATTAAACAAATGGCAGGTATTCCGCTATCTAAAAGCAACAGCGAAGATGTTGATACAAAGTCTGAAGATCACGCATATGATGCTCTTCGCTACATGTTAATGACACGTACCACTGGGTACGCATCTATCCACAAACAACTTGGTGCAATCAAAAACCACGTGTACCAAGTCCAAGATGAAACGTTTGGTTACTAATGGCTATCGATGCAATAGAATTTGGTAAAAAGGCACAAGCGGGTACTCTCACCGTAGAAGAAGCAATCTCGTATGCTTTAATGTACGGCAACCCAACAGAAAGCGCACGTAGCCGAATTAAGGCACTTCGATCCGGCTTTAAGAATATGGGCTTGGATATAAACATGCCCTATTCAGATCTCAAGGACACAGCAAACTTGGGATTGTTCAATCGAGAACTTAGCCCTGACAAGTCAAACCGCTTTAGCAACCTTCAGGCTCTTGAGACGGCTCTTGACCCTGTAATGACAAAGTATAATCTTCGGACAATTCTTGAACCTGCCGAAGATGGCTTAGAACAATTACGATACCCTCTTCTTGCAGGTGGCGAAGGTCTGGCTAAAAAGTTTGGGCTAGGTGGCACACAGCGTACAGGTCTTGCTCAAGAGCGTCCTATGCAGGGTTTGCTTTCCAAAGCCGACCTTGACACTATTTACAGCACCAATCTTCCCAAGATTGCTGACGAGTTTGGTCAACCCGTTGCTGACTTGATGCTGTATCACAAGTCAACAGCAACTCGTCCTGCTCAACTTGTAAACCTCAAAAAAAGTGAAGTCAAGATCACCGACACGGAAGTCACGATCAAAGGCAAGAAACCTCCAAAAGGAACAAAGGATAAAAAGTTTCGCCCCGAACTGACCTTTTCCGTTGACAGCCCCGAAGGACGGGCAATTATTAACAGTTACAACACGTCAACAACAGACATGGTGTTTAATGTGACGGAGTCTGAACTTGATTCTGCATTTAACAAGTATATTTCTCCAAATCTTGAACCCTTCAGTGACGTGCTTCCCCTAGCGGATGTAAAAGTTATTGGACCGGACGGTTCTGTAACACTCGAACAAAAACCTGTTACGACAAAATCTGTTATTCGCTCTATCGTACCAAAGTACCTTCTTGACGAATACAACGTTCCTGCTGAAATTGTACAGGGTGCGATGGGTCACAAAGATACATCTGTTCTTGCGACAAACTACGCAGGATCCCGCCCTACAAAAGACATTCCTCTTCTTCTTTCGGATCCAACCCAATTTGCTTCGACAGGTTTTGCTGGACAGGGAATGGCAGGATTCAACATCTACAGTGCCATGTCCGAAGAACAACGGGCAGCATTAGGAGATCAAGAGTTTAAAAAACTTATAGCAGCGGGTACGGTAGATGAAGCCGAAAAGTACGCTCAACTTGCCAATATTGATCCCGAAGTTGTAAAACAAGGTATTGCCGTTCAAGCAGAGATCGATATTTTTCGCGCACAACAAGAAGCTGCAGTTAAAGCAGCAAAGACCGAAGCGCAGCGAGTCGCTAAAAGAGACATTAAGGTTGAAAGTGGTAAATCCTTACTTCAACAGTTTATCGATATTGGCAAACCAACCAAACTTGGTATTGGTTTAGCCACTGCAGGAGCTGCTGCTTTTAAACAACTTCCAATTGTTGGTGGCGTGATGGAAGCACAGGCAGCACGTGCCGAAGGAGCTTCTATGGAAGAAGCTTTATTCAGAGGCGCAGCAGAAACTTTTCTACCAATTTCTCCTAGTGATCAAGAGCTAGGAGAACAAGCATTTGGAGCGTTGGGCAGCCAAATGCAGGAAATGATGGAAAGCCCACAACCGGATTACCCCAAAGGTCAAACAATCCAACAACAAGTGCAAGGATTGTTAGGCACAGGCGGGGGATTTAGTTTTAACTAACAACCTATTTTAGGGAGCAATACAATGCCAAATAATAATTATAATTACGGCGCAGCTTACATTATGAATGCTGATAAAACAACTGTTGATGCAAACATGGGTGAGTCAAAGCTGTATCGCGAAGGTCTTGAGTTTGATACTCGCGCTAAGACTGCCGCTTTAACAGAAGACATGCCAAAAAAGATGACAAAACAAGCTGTAGATCCGTCTGTCATGAAAATGGCTGAAGAACGCGACTATTAATTTTTAAACTGTGAAAGCATACGATGTCTGATAATTTTTTAGAACCAGCAGATGATACTCCTGTTGTGGTTTACGAACCCAGCGAAAGTATGCCAGCTTTAGCTGAGTACATTAAAAAGAAGTTTGATGATGCTGAAAACGGACGCTACGCATATGAACAGCGTTGGTTAAAGGCGTACAAAAACTTTCGTGGCATCTATGATTCTACAACCCAGTACCGTGAATCTGAGCGATCAAAAGTATTTATTAAAATTACCAAAACTAAAGTACTTGCTGCATACGGGCAAATTGTAGACATTTTGTTTTCTAACAAAAAGTTTCCTCTTGTTGTTGAATCTACTCCTGTTCCAGAAGGCATAGCCGAGTTTGCACATCTTCGTACCCCTGCTGATGATCTCGTAAATCAAAGCGAGATGGACATGTACGGTTTTTCTGGAGATGGTAGACAACTACCACCGGGTGCAACAGAAGCTACTCCTCTTGACTTTCTTGGGGGTCTAAAGCAGCGATATCAAGGTATGCCACTTGCAGAAGGCCCTTCTCTTATGGGAGAGCCGCAGATTAATCCTGCTCAAACTGCTGCAAGAAATATGGAAAAGCAGATTCACGATCAACTACTTGACAGTAGCGCGGTTAACGTTTTGCGAAATGCTATTTTTGAATCTGCTTTGCTTGGTTCAGGAGTAGTTAAAGGACCGTTTAATTATTATAAGCGAATTCATAAGTGGGAAACCACAGAACAGGGAAGACAATACGCCCCGTACGAAAAAACAGTGCCGCGTATAGAACATGTTTCACTGTGGGATTTTCACCCTGATCCATCTGCAACGTGTATAGAAGACTGCGAGTACGTTATTGAACGTCATCGTATGAACCGTCAGCAGCTTCGTAATCTTCTTAGTCATCCGTACTTTTACAAAGAAGCAATTGAAAATGTAATTGCAAAAGGGTCAAACTACGAAGATAAGTACTACGAAGACACTATTCGCGAAGACGAAACAGAAGCCTACTATCAAGATAACCGATTTGAGGTGCTTGAGTATTGGGGTGTTCTTGATGCAAAGTTTGCTAAAGAAGTTGGCATGGACATTGCCGATGATATTAACGAACTTGATCAGGTTCAGGTAAACGTATGGGTCTGTGGCACAGAGGTTCTTAGATGTGTCATAAATCCATTTACACCGTATCGTATTCCTTATCAAGTGTTTCCCTACGAAATCAACCCCTATCAAATATGGGGCGTTGGTGTAGCAGAGAATATGGAAGATGCACAGATGCTAATGAATGGTCACGTTCGGATGGCAATTGACAACCTTGCTCTTGCAGGTAATTTAGTGTTTGATGTTGACGAAGCTAGTCTTGTACCCGGTCAAAATATGGATATCTTTCCGGGTAAGATCTTTAGACGCCAGTCAGGAGTCACAGGCACAGCAATCAACGGTCTCAAGTTTCCTAATACAGCCCCTGAAAACATCCAAATGTATCAGATCAGTCGTCAACTGGCAGACGAAGAAACAGGGCTGCCATCAATTATGCACGGGCAAACAGGTGTTAGCGGAACGGGACGTACTGCATCAGGTCTATCAATGCTTCTTGGTGGAGCAAGCTTGTCTCTTAAAACCGTTATTAAAAACATTGATGATCACCTTTTAAAGCCTCTTGGTGAATCCTTATTTCAATGGAACATGCAGTTTAACAAAGACGCACCTGAAATAGAAGGCGATCTGGAGATCAAACCTCGTGGCGTTGCAGCAGTAATGCAAAAAGAGGTACGTACCCAGCGACTTACCACCCTGTTGCAAACAGTCAGCAACCCCATGTTAGCCCCGTTTATCAAGATACCAAACCTAATGCGTGAACTTGCAATAGCACAGGACATTGATCCGGACAGTTTGGTCAACGACATTAACGAAGCACAAATTTTTGCAGAAATGTTGAAAGGATTAGCGAATGCTCAACAGGAAGCAAGCCAGCAAGGTCAGCCCACTGGTGACCAACAAGGAGGCATGGGACAGTCTGGAGGAGTACCTCCGGGAGCAGATCCAAATGACGCTTCGGGGGTTGGTGGCGGCACAATCGGAACTGGAAGTGTTCCGGTTGCAGGGGAAGATAACTTCACTGGAGAATCTTAAAGGTTTAAAAGACGACTTTAACGCGACAATGTCCACAAGGGAAAACAATGAGTAACTACTTGTACAATATGATGTACGGAACAGCAGGAAAAGCTGCTGGTTATTATGCCGGAACTAACTTTGGTTCAGTACTGGGATACGCTGCACCTTTTGTACCGATGGCCCCTCGACCAAAACAATTTGTTCAAACCTCCTTTCCCTTGCCTCCTCCTCCTCCAGCAATGACAGTAGAATCTACCAATGCTGGCGATGGTAGAGACATCACATCTCCCGGAACTATTATATCATCGGAAACTGAAACATTTCCCGGATCACAAACATTTACAAGTCAAGATGGGGGGCTTACAATAGGCCCTGTTGTTCCTGCAACTCTTGATCAGCTACAGGAAGCACAAGGGTATAGCAGTGCTTCAATAACGAAACCCTCTACATACCCAGAGCTATTTGGTTCAAAAGTCTTTGGTATGACTCCAACTTACAACAAAGCTACAGGACAAGTTAGAGCTACTGCACCTAACGTAGGTCTTCTTGGAGCGGGAATGCTTTCTCCGTTTATGGGTTTGGGAGCAGGAATGATGCAAAACAAAATAGAAACTGCTGCATTAAATGCTGCGATGGGAGAAAAAGGTAACGGTGTTTTTACTTTAAACGGAATGACTGTAGCTCTTGTAGACGGTAAGCTGTCTGGAAACATCAAGGCTCTTGAAGATCAAGGATACAGATATCAAGACATAAACAATTTTGTTAATAACTACGCAGAGCAACAGGG